CATCAAACGTAGCATCAACGCTGTCCCATCTATCGGTGTAGTACGGTGTGCTATCCCATCCTTGGCTAACATTTAGTCCAAGGCCGTTCATTATAACGCCGCCGTAGTCAACGCCTGTCATTAATTGTGCTAGGTCTTTACCCACATCGCCAGTTTGCGGATTGTAGTAGTATTGAATCCTATCTGCCGCATTTAATAGACTCCAATCTTTCAAATACGACACTAAAATTATAGCATCTTTAGCAATTGAAGTTGTAAAAATAATAGATCCAGAATAACTAGTGTATCCCTTAGCAGTCGACTTAACTGTTAATAGTTTATAATCGTCACGCAACACATCAACCCCGTTAATTGTTACAGAAGATTTGCCTATTCTAATATCAGGTGACCATTTTAGCGGAAATTGTAAACGACTTCCAGTTCCAGTAAACGATTCAGTTTCTTCTAATTTAGTAATAAAATAATTTTGTGTTAATCTGTCAAATTTCATTTTAACTAAACTAGAACGAATTACACCGCTGCCAATATAAGCAACTACTTGCGCTGCCGTGCCGCCTTCGTTTAGGCCGCCTTCTACTAACACGGTTGGCGCATTTAAATAATTGCTACCAGGTGTTAATAGTACTACTCTATTAACTTTGCCATTAGAAATAAATGCCCTTGCAGTTGCGCCGGTGCCCGACTTGCTAGCAATTCTAATAACTGGCGGTAAATTGTATCCGCTACCACCGTTAACTATTTTAAGTTCAGTAACAATAAATCCAACATTATCAGCCCAATGTTTCCACGGGTATAATGTTATTAAACTATCATCAAGTTGAATTACTTCGTCAACTACTTTAGTTTCAATTGTAGACTGATTTAGAACACGATATGTTGGTTGTAAATCAAAATCAGTTAATGACAATTCGCTAGTATCTGTTTTAGAATAAGAGCTAATATATTCTCTAACTTTTGTTCTGTAAGGTTTTACTTCTGTTATATACGCTTCAAAATCTGATAAATTGTCACTGTTATACGTGACCTTCTGTGTCAGCTCGCCAACATTGTGTTGTGCTTTAACAAAACTAGTTTTAAATATCCAGTCAAGATAATTTTGTTCCGAATGCGCATAACGAACGCACATAAAAAATAAATCTAAATAGTACTGTTTTAATTCGTCAATTAAAATATTTTTTTGTAAACATACTAAGATATTTCGTAATTCTCGGCTTGCGGAATTATCAAATATTGATCCATCGTATAAAGAACCGTCATAACCGTACGGTGTTCCAGAAAATTTATATAATTCAGGCAAGAATTGAATTGTACCGTTTTGTATACCAACAACCTCGTAACTTTGAGTCCAGTCAATTGATGTTGATTCAGCATATTTCCTTAGTAATAACCAAGTGCCACTGCCAGTAGTTCTAACTTTAACCACTTGTCCTATCTTAGTAGTAACTGTGGTTAACTCAACAAATGTATCAACAGCATGGTCTATTAAAGAGTATTGTCCATATCCAGTATCATACCAGTCAATATAATTCCAATATTTTCTAGTGTCATAACTTTGTGACTGAACTCTTGACCAAGTTAATGTAGATAGATCGTATGAATAAATGCTCCAAGTGTTAAGTGCCTGGATATCAGAATGAACCAATGCCGAATATGCTCTGATTGATATTGTAGTAGTATCATTGTAGCCAACACCTGATGAAATTATTGATGTTCCAACAATTTGCCCTTTAGCGTTTATTACAGTTTTAATCTTCGCTCCTTCGCCTGCTCCTGAAATATCAAGATACGGAGCATTAACATAGCCGTTACCTTTTGTAATAATAGTAATTGAGGTAATTGCGCCGTTAATTATTACTGGCTCAAACACCGCAGGCTTAAATGCGCCAACGTTAGCAAATCTTAATTCAGCATCGGTATCAAATACAGTATCATATAACCCTAGATTAATATTTGGTTCAGGATCGTACGACTCTAAACGTGTTAAGTCAGCATTACCTACTACTTGTGTATTTGATAATATTAAATTTGTCTTTTCAAAGAATTGTTTTAGTGCTTCAAATCGATTTGCAAACATACCTTGTCGAGGTCTATTTTCAACACCAAATTGTAACTTTGGCGGTAAACTAGGATCAGGAACTAATCGTCCTTGGTCATCTTTTCCGCACAAACTGTCAAACCATTTTGTTTCAATAGCTAGTGGTAAAACTGTGTTTGTATTCTTACTAATTATTTTCCACTGACTATGTATATTCTGACCAGCGTGTTCCGCAATCCAGTATTGTACGGACAACACAACATCTGTATCTTCTAATAAATTTGATACATTGAATAAACTAAATGAGTTAGTGCCAGTTAGAGCTAAAAATTTATATCCGTCGCCCCGTGGGTTTGATATTAAATTAGCAACATCGTACGCAGACAAGTTGCGATTAATAACATTTGGTATTGTTCTCTTATTTTTTACCCAGTAGTAGTATGTGTATTTGGTAATGTTAGCCACACTATCAAAACGTTTTTCATAACTATACACGTTATTTCCGTATAGGGTAGTTCCACTTATACCTAATGTCGTTCCAATATCAGTGTCTGCTTGTTCGTTCCAGGCAGCAGGCAACAATTGAGTTTCAACCCATTCGTATACATCTATTGATGCTCCTGGAAATAATGTACTCCAGGTGCTGTTTCTATAAACAGTATCGTTATCGTGACTGTCTAAAAATTTTGCTGATCTTAAATCCCACCATAGCATGCCTACTTGAGATTTTGTCCATGCCATGCCGTCATCTATCTTAACAGTTGTATCAGCTAGTGTAGTGCCAAGAGGTAAGCAATACACCGCAGGATCATAAAAAGTTTTATATTTTATTTCTTGCTCTGCTACACCTGGAATTTTTCCTTGAACTGGATCAATTACATCTAAGTATGTAAGAAGCTTATTAGTTTTCTTATTATATAAGAACGCAGATTTAATTTTTGTCAGATCTAATTTGTTAATTTCTTTATGCAAAATTGCCCAACTATATCTATCTTCCAATTTGCTGTATTCGTAAACAAGGCCGGCTCGGGTTGATCTATCGAGCGCATTTGGTGCGCCAACAAACACATGATTTGCCCCGACTACTACACTTGCTCCATACAATTCGTAATCGTAATTAGTAGTGGGTAGACTTTCACTGAACACCCAATTATTAGCATATCGATCATAAATGTCAACTCTACCACTGTTTACACGGCGTGAAGTTATCTTTGTTAAATTATCATCAAATATAGTTGTATTTGAATCAAACGTTGTTGGAATATATGTATCAGCGGCAGTACTGTAAACTACAATACTGTGATAATCGTTCATAAATGATATTTTACTACCAAAGTGTTCTGCCGCTTCGGGCATAACATTTTTAAGACTTTGATAGAATACTAATGACCCGGCTGTATTTTTATAAACCAGCACAGCTCCTTGATCAATTTCAACACCATCAGCAAGTATTGATGATATTGCTAGATATTCTGCAGTATCAGATAAAGTAATACTTTCACCAAATCTAGAATCTACACCAGTTATAGTTTGTGCCAATGTAAATGCGCCAGTTATTTTCTTATATACATATACTGATTCGGCATTAGGCGCAGATACTACTAACGTTGATGAATCCCCACTGACATCAAGCGCATACCCAAACTGATCTTCATTTGATACTCCAGTACCAAGGCCAGTGGTGTTGTTATATACCCATTGAGTAGTTACAAAATTAAGGCGTCCAGATGGCTCACTGTCAGGTGGCGCTGTTAATACATATAAAGTCGAGCTTAAAATTTGTTTAACTGTTTGTCCGCTAGTAAACCCAGTGCCAACTACTTCCATCCCTACAGTAACTCCGCCTACAGGCACAGTTGTTTTAATAGTAGCATCTATACTACCAATTGGATTATACAACGCCGTTGCGTATGATACCGCAGAATAATTTAATTGATAAACTCGGCCGGCATTGTTATTTCGGCCAGCGGCGCTGACAAATAATACATTGTCGCCAAATGCCAGATTTGATCCAAACAACTCAGTATCTACTGCGTCGGGACTAGTAAATGTATTAATTAATGAAAATAATCCTGCGTTGTCTTTCTTATATAAAGAAACTACCCCTTGATTTACTAATTCTGATGGCACTCCTGCTCTGTTAACTGTAATGAGTTCAGAAACTGTTTGCGATACTGATACGTTACTTGCGCTTGGACTTCCAACCGCTAACCATGTACCGTCCGCAGAAAGTGCTAGGACATCTGAAAAGTAAATTTTAGACCAACGTGCTACACTACTAGAAGGAACAACATTAGGCGGCACAGTGTTATTAGCCTGATACCAACTGTTAACATAAAATACAATAGTACCTGTTGAGTATGAGGTGTCAGCCAACCATGTAGTTAGTCCTAATGAGGTAAACGGTTTTCCAATTCGTTGAGTAGTTGACCACGGCACTCCAGGAACTGATTTGCTATAAATTAATATATCGCCGCTAGCTGAAGAAATTGCTGATAGATTACCGTTTTTGTTTACTGTAATAGTTCGACCAAATTCTAACCCAGTAGTCGGAAGGTACCCGGAAATTGTTGTAGATTCATACACATGATTAAATTTCCAAGTTGCCCACTTGCCGTCTCCGGAATCATCAGTCCACAATAAATCGCCATCAATTGGCTGCTCTTTTATTGTAGCATCAGCAGTATCTATGCTTAACGCTCGCTGAGACTGGAGAACAAACACAGGAATAATTAAATTAGGCGTAAACACTGGAGAAGATGACAACGATGCTTCTAATATTAATACATTTAGTTCAGTCCTCTTAACTTTATAAAATCCTTTAAACAGAATTTGTTCAGTGCCGGAAAGAGATTTATCGCCTTCAATGCCGACATATTCTCCTACTTTTATTTTTACAAGAACATCTGTTTCTAAAGATAATTCGTTGTTATCAGCATCATAATTTACATTTAATATAGTTAAGTTCGAAGGAACATACTTGTATACATTCCACTCTCGACCTTCAAATCCACACCAGATGTAGTTACCATTATTAATATTATCAATATTTTGTGTAACAATATTGTCAATTGTTAATAAAACTGCAGCTACTTCATTTTCTCGAACATATCCAGGAGTTCTTAGATACGGTGAATATTTTTTAACTACAGGCCACGGGTTATTATTGTAACCTAGTGGTTTTAAATACACATCGTTAGGGGTTTGGCGAACAATAAAATCAAGAGTATTTGATACAGCATTGTCAACTAACTCAAATCCTTGAGGATTATTTTTAAATAGTGATTCATCTAAAATAAATTCAATGTTTTCAAAGGCGGCGCTTGCTCCGTATTGTCCAACACGAACTGCCCATTCTTCATCAAATACAATACTTTCTTGACCCTCGGCACTTAACACATCAAACAATTTGTTTAATACATTTTGTGTACCTTTTTCAATAATCATCCCTTGATAAAATTTAAATTCACTAACATCATCTTTAATAATATTTTCAAGATATTGACGCTTTTGATAACCGATTAAATGCTGAGCTGCCTGTTGTTGCCCTACATCAAAGTTATCGCTGTCTAAACTATAAAAGTCTTCGAATTGGCTTGCTTTGTATGTCCAATTTGGTATTAACTTAGGTGTTGGCTTGTTCTCTAATTTGATCCAACTAGCTGGGTCAAATAGCTCTGTTCCAGGTGTAAACAGATTTGCGCTGTAATAAAATTCTTTGTATTTAACTATGTCGCCTAGCGCATAATCAGTCCACGAGTCCCATTGTTGAATGTTTGCTTGATCAAAAATAAATCCTGGAACGTCAAACCCGCCAAACCAGTTTGTACTTACATACCCCGATACTTTGATGCGCTCTTGTCTATATCCGCTTTCAGGATTATAAATGGTGTCATTAAACATAGTAGTATTATTAAGTAATACCACTTGTTCTTTTTGAACTAAGAAAAAAGTTGCTCCAAAAATGCCGTCAGTTGTTGCTGAAGCGTAACTTACAGAGTTATCCTCTCTATAAGAATTTATGAATCGAGGGGGCATTGGCGACCCGTCTACTTTAAAAATTTCATACTCATGAAACGGATTTTTAATATCGTCAACAACTGTATAAGGTACACTAAATGTTATCTTATCAGCTGACGGACTTAGCGATATAACTGAGCTACCAACTGTACTTAGGCCATCTAATTTAACATAATCGGCTTCTATAAAGATATCAGCTGATACTGATTTACGAATAGCTTGATAATAATCGCCGTTATATCGAATGATTTCTTGATATTCAGTAGTAGTATACGGTGTCCACTCTTTCCATTTTTCTTGACCACTAGACCAATTTTGAGTTGTCCAGAATAAGAATTCTTTAGCACTTGTTTCCCAATTAGTAATTAACGCAAGATTATTATTAAAATCGTCAAATATAAACCCTTGAGATTTTAACCATTCTCCGTAACTGATAATAAAATCAACTGTTTCTTGTACGGTTCTAAATTTTGTCCCGTAAGGAATAGTAATTTCTACAGAAGTATCCCATTCTGTTCTAAAAATTGCTTCTTGCCCGCCAATGATCGGCAACGCCCCTAACGATTCAAAATAGATAGCATTAAACACAGTTGTCGACGTATGTGTAACTTTTACACGATAGTAACGATTATTGTATTTTACAACTTTGCCGGTAGCGTATTGTTCGCTGGCAGTCCATGAAGAAAAACTTTCTGAGATACCGCCAACATTAATAGTTGGGCCATTCTTTATATATGGAAAATATTTAAAATATGGTTGTACTCGACTATACCCTTTAACTTCAAAACCGTCTTGTAATTTTGTAACAACAATACCACTATAGCTAATTCTTTTGACAGCAGAACTAACATTTAAAATAATATTATAATCTTCTTGTGGAACAAACACACTTCCCGAACTAGAAGGAGTTTTACTATCCAATAGTAAATTAAATTTTTCTTTACTAGTAAACGCACCTAGTCTATAACTTAATTGCATATTAAGTTGTTTTAAATTGTATGAATACGTTGTGTAAGATTTTAAATTATCGCTAAGAACATAATCAACAATGTAATTAATTACACCAGCCGTTTGAACTCTAGTAGTACTTGAATATATACTAGGTAACACAATATCTTGAGGACGAATTCTTAATCCGGTATCTTTATATACTAGTTGTCCTGTTAAATTTCTAATAACTCTTGAACGGTCTAATAATACACCAAATGTCTTTGCTGGGGCAGTTAACATTGCTGTTATTAAAAAGCTGAACGGGTAATAACTGCCGCGGCGCCATGCCGCCTCAATTGGGCTAACATCTCCAAATATAAAATCGTTACTAACCGATACAGTGTTCGGTCCGTTAACTAGATTTGAAAGTATTGGCCCTAAAATTTCTCCGTTTTCATCAACAGGAATACAATCAGCTAAGAAAGGTCTAACGTATTTGTCTAAACGTACAACTGGTTTTCCTGGTTCTTTAACTAGCCCTAAACTTAGATCTTGCCAAAGTATTAAATTGTCTCGAGTATACGGGGCAGGACCGTACACAGTTTCCCACCAAATAGGTGCTTCACTAAATCCTAACATTTCCCATGGGCATAAATTAGGTCTGTCAGTGTCTAGCATCCAGCGATATATTCCTCTCCAATAGCCGGGCACTGGTCTGCCGTCAATTGCAGCATGTCCTTGATAGTTATATGTAAGACTGTTTTCTCTGTCGAAACTTAACGGTTTAGAAAAATCCCTATCAATTAATCTAGTCCATTTATAAAATTGTGTCGACAGTACTTCATTAAATTCTGTTAAATTATAATCAGTAGTTCTGATATAACTTGGAAGAAAATCGTTAATGTCAAATATACTAACATCATATTCAACTTTAACATTATTATAAATTCTTTTTTCTAATTCTAAAATTAAGTCATCTCGATAATCACCGTAGGCTAATACTTGGCTACCATCATGTCCTTGTATCATAGTCCTTGGTGTAACTAAACTTGTATCAAGATAAATTTTAGGTTCATACTTAGGCCAAATGCCTAATTTTGTCGGTGTTTGTGGTACAAAACAGCCATCAGTATTTTCATATTCAACTATAGCAATAACGTCATCATTATGCAATAGTGCCCTAATAACAACAAACCCCTGGCTATCAAATACATAATCTTTTGAATGGATTAATTGTGTGCCGTTTAAATAAACATAAACTGCTTGATTTGATAATACTTCTAAACTAAAAGCAGAAACTAATGGGTATGATTTTATCCTATAATCAATTACAGTATATTCGTTATATTGATTGGCTCCATACCCAAACATGTCACTAAAGTAATAAGAAACATTAGTTGGTTTATCTTTGTTAATTTCTTGTAAAATTAAATTAACTTGTGTTACTACATCAGTTGAATATACTTCAAGCGTATCAATTATTGATATAAAATTTCTTTTAAACTTATTATAATCGTTTTTAGCAGTTTCAATAGCGCGAATAACGTTATTTTCCTGATTAGTAATATGATACAACGACAACCCCATTGGGCCGCTATGTTGTACAAACTTAGTACCGTATGAAGTTACATCGCCTAAGTCTCTAAGATTGCCTGCTCCTGGATACTGCCCTTCAAACGTATCAATATTATCAACTATAGAATTTACGTGGTCAATAACTTCTCCTAACGTAAAGTCAGCAAGATTATTATTTAACGGATTATTTTGTAAATTAATAGGCGTTTCGTAGTAACCGTTAGTGTTAATTGGCTGCTTGGCAAATGCTCTAATTGTTAACACATCATCGACTGTTATATCAGTATCTAATATTACTTTTTTATAAACTGGACCAGTTATAACTGCCCATAAAGATTTATCAAGTCGTCGGCCGTTGACATATAATCGAACTACTAAATCTTCCAACTCGTCTTTGTTATCAAAAATATCAATTTCAAAGTTATTTGTTAAATTTGAATTTTTATAAATTCTAACAGCGGCTTGTGTATTAGTTACTAACGCAGTTTTCCACCCGTTAGCATAACTTATAGTTGATGTTTCTGTAGAAAATTTAGTAAGATAACCAACATTGATATGTTTATCAATAACATCTGCTAGATTTTTGTATCTAAAAGTGTCTGTTAAAATATTAAAATTAAAAACAATGTCGCCAATATTACTAATATTTTTATAAGTTAACGCAAATCCTAACGTAGTATCTACAGCGCCGGTGCCAATTTTATAAGAAAATAATTTTGTTCCAATAAAAGTAGACCCTTCATAGGCAGTAGTATCTCCGTAACTAATTCCAGTGTCATCGACAATATCAAATAGTGGAGGTTGATTTAGCACTATTTTTTGCTGGGCAACTTCCCATGTAGCTCCATTAAACCAATAAGACTTTCCAACATTTAATGTGCCTTGTTTAACTAGCACAACATCATTTAGTATAGGTTCGGTTTCCAATACAAGGTGTATTTGGCGACTTCCAGTATTAAGCTGTAATACATCAATGAATTCTACTCTATAAATTTTATTTTTTACAAAACTATCAATATCAGCAGTAAACAATACTCTCTGGCCTTGTACTAACGGTATTCCGTCAACATTATACCCAAACGACCCTTCAATTGTAGAAAATACGTCAGTTGTGTATGTGTCAATCAAATCAATGTCGGCGATTGACTGGAGTCCAAAATTAAATAATTTTATACCTGCTTCAAATTCGATAATTGGACGAACTGCTCGAGCCGTTTGGTCAAGCGACGGTATTTTATTATTAAATGCCGCACTAGTATTAACTACGTCTTTATGGAACCAACGATTATATCGACTCCACGGATTCTTATCAAGACTTGATCTGTTAATAACAATATAATCAGGTGTACCAGCAAATGCTGTAGCATCACTAAACGGCATGTTATCAAAAGGAGTTGAATCAAATAAGATTGATTCAGATTCTGTATACGCACTGATTAACGCTAGTTCAGATTGGTTGATTAAAATAATAGCAGTACCCACACCCTCAACATAGTATTCGTCAGATGCGTATGCCGGTGGAGTCACTCCACCTATAAACTTTACTTTCATTCCGTTACTAAGAGCAGTACCGTCAGATAAAGTATAGTTCTTTTTACCAACAATTTCTGCTTCGACATCAATTTTTGTATTTTCAGTAATTGAAAATATTTGAAAGACTCCGCCAAGATCGATATCTGATTCGCTAACATAATATAGAACATCTGGCGCATCTGTAGGTACTGTAAATGTAATTGTTCCGTTTTCAACAGCAACCCCATCTAGTCCATATGTGTTGTATCTGTCTAGAGTGCCGGATGATCTAACAGTTTTAATACTAAACGGGTTTCCTGGGCTGTTAATTTCAAATTTATAAGTTTGCCCTTTAAATAATTTGAGCGTCGGGTTACGAGTTAAACCGTTAGGGGTAAACACATATTCAAAACTGTCGCCAGTTGATTCTACCGCAACAGTATAAGTGCTTTCAATCTTTTGTTGCTGACCGGCAATAGTAATAACGTCAGGGCCGTAAGGAAGCCAATAGTAATTTTGAAAATTTACAAACTTATCCCATTCAAGATGCGGATCCCATGAATAAAATTCCTGTTTGCTGATTCGAGCATGATTTTTAACGTTGCCGCTAAACACATCAATTTGATTAATATAGTCAATATAATCTTTAAAAAATGTTACGTTATCTAAATTATCTTTAATCACCATTCCTGGCTCTAGTTGATAATCTTGTCGTTGATCGCTAATCTCTTTAATAAAGATATCTTTACCTGTGCTAGCTTTAGCGTTTTGTCTCCCAACAAATCCATTGAGTTTATCAACTGTGCCCGGTTGAACTAGTTGGTCAAGAGTAGCCTGTGTAAATTTCTTGTTTGAATCGGATCTGTAAAATCTTGGAAGGAAACTGGAAACTTTATTTTTGTTTGGATTAATGCTATCAGCCATTTGTTGATCCGTATGTTGAGCTTGTAATTGTCTGTTGAGATGTTGCTGTTGATGTTACTGTTGTTCCACTTACTGACTTAATTGCGCTTGATGTAATTCCAGAAATAATTTCAATATCGTTAACTGTTGCGCCATTAATAAAAATTTGGTCAGTTGCTGATTTAATTTCAAATAAACTACCAAAGTTTAAACCAGATTGTCTAGGCACAATTACAAAATTAGAAATATCAGGTGCTAGTTGATTTACTATATAAGTTGCTAGCTCTGTAAAATAAAATGTATCACCGAACTCCCAATTTTCTAAAGCAAAAAATTGATTCATGGCTGTAAGTACCCGAGCTTTAACATCATTATCAGTTAATACTTGTCCAATATTTTTTACAATTTTAAAACTAGCTTGAACATCTTCATCAGCAGTTGAGCCGAATAGAATTTTATAACTTACTGGATGATATATGATTTCATCACTAATAGATTTAATTAGATTTAGTGCCGGCGCAACTGTATTGTATAGCTCATCCGAGCTAGGTGCTAGAGGTTTAATCATGTTAGCACCGTTTAACCACTGCCTAAATGTAGTGTCGTAGCCTTTAGTTAACACAAATACATCCATAACGTTACTTGATCCTGGATCAACTCTTGATTCATAATCAGCACTATGCGTGTATTGAAATTTTAAATTATCTCGGCCAACAAACACTTTATAATCTAAACTAGCTGTTAACTTACCAGTTGTTAAACTTAATTTTTTAACTACTCCGGTATCGATAAAGTAAAAATATTGCCCATCGGCGTACGATCCATATGCGTTCGGATCAGTTGGCAATATTAATACTTTATTATCATCGTTTGCCACATACCTATAATCTTCTTGGCCTTGACTAATTAAATATTTTTCTTGTAAAATATATTTTGTAGTTGGACTAATAGTTGGGGCAACAATGTTAATAAACAATTCAGGATCGTCTACTATACTGTTGTCATCAGAATCAGCAAATGCTACTATTAATTTTTTAGTATCAACATATCCATCTAACCCAACAAATTCAGAAACAACATCCCATACTTGGTCACGAGTGAAAGGAGTTGTAACATCAGGACGAGTGTTAATACTCAAAATGTTAATAGTATCCTTAACTACAGAATTAGTTCTGCTATCATAAATTTTACTACCGCTGTCAAAATAGAATCTAATTTGTTGGCTGCTTTCAAATATATATTGTTCTTCTCGACTAGTTATTGTGTAGTATTCGTTGTCAGTTGTAAACAATAATAACCAACTAGCATCTTGTTGTTTGTTAGATAGATCGCCTTGTTTACCAAGACTAAATTGTGAAACTATGTCAAGGTTTGATTCGAATACAATTTGCCATGTTTGAGTAACACTACTATAGCGTAATCCAAACGGTTTATTAGCAAAGATTAATTCGATCATAGTAGTAATAACTGTACTGTCTATTACTGTTCTCCACTTTGGAAGAATTTGCGTCATTGTTGAATCTGATGGGATAACTCGATTCAACATTAACGGACCAAACCCTGTTGATAGAGTGCCCGTACCGACCGCAGTGCCGTCATCAACTACTGACACAACCTCTGCCCAGATGTATGAACTAGTGCCGGGAGCGGCAGGGGTTGTTATTTGAACTAACGCATTGTTGTTAGTGGTATCAAAATAGTATCCGGTTGATGGAATAAATTTAATTAGAGAGCCGGCTGTAAAATATTTTAAATCAGTACTAGTATACGATCCTACTTTATACGGAGTGCCATCGCTAGCGCCAATATAGCCAGAAGACATTCCAGTATCAGACGTGCGATTGAACCACGAAATATTAAGGCTAGATGTAATGAAATTATTAAAATTTGAATAATAAAAATTACGTAAATTTTTTCTAGTTAAAATATCAAAAACATTATTATAAATTACGCCCTCAATATCTGTTTTGTTTGCGTAGCTAAATCTTGTTTGAGACTTATAAGATTCTTTATAAATTACTCCGTCTGTAGCAAATAAATTTGTAGCACTATATTTGCCAGTAGGATCTACTAGATCAAAATATCTACTGATGCCACTACTTGTTCTATTAACTGCTTTTACTTTGGCTACTTGTGTACTAGCAGACAACGGACTAATGTTGTAATCTTCTCCAGTAATCATTCTATTCTGTGTATAGTATGTTTGTGGAGCATTAGCTTTAATACTGTCGTTAGTTTCTGAGACGTCGGCATTAGATACCGAGGTAGCTAAACTTAATGAGATTGTTAACGATTCTTGTTGGTTAGAACTAGAAAAATAAGGAATGTTAATAGTTACACTACGAATATCTTGTGTATTAATGGTATAAGCAAGGCCGTTGCTAATTCTATAATAAACTCTAAAAGTGCCTAACGGAAGATTGCCAAATGTGCCATCACTAAATGTTAAGCTAATAGCATCTCCGGCTCGGGTAACTACTCCGTAAATATTTCTAATGCTTTTATTAAGGCTGTTATAGATAATGTTGTTGCCTTCAAAATTAGATACTTTTGACCATTTTTCAGTCTCAAGACCCGATTGATCTAGTTTATACAACCATACATCGCTATTATTAATATTTGTAGAATCAATGTCAACTGACTCTGTTGAGCTGGGTTGACTAATTGTAAATGTTCCTTGATTTAATGTTCCTTGAGTAAAATTAAAAAAGAAACCTGATCCTCTGCTACTTGGACCACGACCGTCATCTCGATACACACATGCCATTTTGTTGCCAACTGCCGGCGGTTCTTCATAGATGTAGGTCTGGCCGGCAAAGGTGGTGCTTGTTATTTCAAAATTCATGTTACGGCCGCCGACAGACTTAGAAAATGCGTATACTGGAACATCGTTGTTAGATGCGTTAAATCTGTATTGTTCTGTTGGGATTCCGTAAACCTCTGATTTGTCAGACGGACTTCCAAATTGCTGAGTACTAGGCATTGCAGCGTTCATTATTTTAATGAACTGGTCATACCAATTATCGTTAGACGCATCATTCCACGCAACAACTTGTCCTGCTAAATTTCTGCCGTTACTGTCAACAACGTTTTGAGTAGTTTGGATTGACGCAACTTTTAGTACACCAGAAGATGCTACGTTTCGTTTAGCATTATAACTTAACATACGTGCTAGACGTAACACGCTTTCTCGACGTTCTGCTAGCTCTAAAAAGTTTTCTCGAGCATTTAAATCAACACGGAACGCAATACTTTGCCCCATAAACGCAATAAGATCAATTAGGGCAAGGTATTCGCTGGATTCAATGTAATCGTTATAATCTTCAGGATAGTTCTGACGAATGTAATCAATCATGGTCCTACGCAAGTTTTCAAAGTCGTAACTCTGAAAATCGGCGTTTCTGAAACTCTGGTAGACTTTCTTCCAGTCCTCAGCTACTAATAACCTATTTTGTCTATCGGTTGAACTCATGATTTATCCTATATCTTGTATTTATTGAATAAAATTATCTACGTATATTATGCTGCCAACAAGCCATTTTCCTGGTCAAACCGTAGTTGTAGACTCTGACTGATGTTATAAGGTAGGTAGGTTAAAAAGCATTCAATTTGAATTCCACTTTCATACGCAGTAACAATTACGTTATCAGCTGTAACTCGAGGATCATAGTTAATAATCTGATTTACGTTTTCTAAAATTAAACCTTTAAGGTCTTCTGTTAGTGGCTCAAATAATAAATCCCATATAATTGTACCAAATGTAGGATTCATTAATCTTTCACCTTGTCGAACATTAAAATGATTTAACAAGTCTTGCTGTATTAAAGATAAGTCATATAAACTATAATTTTCAGTATCAGCACTAAGAGTACTAAATCCCTTGTACATTTTAGGACGTATATCTTCGGCTCGATTCGCAGCCGGTAACGATATTTTAGTATATAAATTTCCGTTTGAACTCATTATTCTGGTCCTTTAATTTTACTGAACGTGTCAGTAGCAGTTGAATATGTTTGTGCGCCTGCTGGTACAGCTGGCACTTTTGCTGCCTTAGTAGCCGAAGGCTTGGCTGCTGCAGGATTTAGATTCTCGTGGCCGGACCACGGTTCGGCTTGCGGAATTCTATTAGCTTTAAGCGCAGGATTAGGTGGATTTAATTGAACCTGCGCACCAGTAATACTAGTATTCGCCGTTGCGTTTAAGTTGATAGCTCCTCTAGCAGTAAGATTAATATCTCTATCAGCAGTTACATTAAAATCTTGCTTAGTATGTAGACTAATACTATCTTCTGCGTAGATATCAATTTTTCCGTTGCTGGTTAATTCAATCCACGTTGTGCCGCGAGCATTGCCAATATAAATTAGGTCTTCACTGTTGTGAAGTAAAATTTGATGTCCTGTTCTAGTACGAATACGCACAAGCTCGTTATGCGGAATTTTTACGTCGCCACCTTTTTCTCCTTGCTCAACTGCTGTATACACTGGTGGGCCATCACTTGCTTTTGTTTTACGTAAAAACTTGTCGTCACCGTCATCCATTACAAATGTAGTTCCGCCTAATCTGCTAACTGGAACTCCTTTTTGTACATTATCTTTTACTCCAACATCGCCTGTTTTTGATCCAGGAGTCTTATCAAGGGGGCCGGGCGTTGATATACCAAACACAGCACTTGGAATATCTCTGCGGGCACTGCTAGTTGTAATGCCTCGGACATCATCTTTTAATAGTCCTTGAATTTCTAATATTGAAGTAAACGGATGCTTTGGTTTTTTAACTTTAGTAGTGTCAACACACATTTGCTCGTGTAATTTTTTATTGTACTCAGCCACAGGAAGGCGGCCGCCCCCTTCAACAACTGCTTGTGTTGCAGCTATGCCCGGTAACATAAAATTCATACCGTCGTCAAGGGCGCATCCCATCCAGTAGCCATATTTTGGATTTCCGTCAATAAAAAATACTAGAACAATAGTACCTACATCAGGGGGGACAAACCACATACCGTAACTCTTTTGAGTATTATTATAATCGTTAGGATCAATGCCTACATTACCTACACCAGTAGTACCATAGAATGGTGTTAACATTTTAACTGGAATAGTTTGTCCGTCAACAGCATCGTTGCCGCCAGGTTTCATTAATTGAACTGTTAATCCACCCATGTACTCTTGGTCAAGCACCCCGACCACTTTTGCTAAAAACGGGCCTGGACGAGGAGGTGCTTGGTCGCCAGGGTTAACTGACTTTTCTGTTGACTGGTCATCTAGTGCTGACATGTTATGCTCCGCCTGTTGCGTAAGGATCTGTAGGATCTGGTTTTGAATTACTTGTAGAAAACGTATTAGAAGCTGTTCCTTGTTTTGGATTTTCTTGTTGTTTTACTCGATTTCCTGTTAGTGTTTGTTTAAACTGGCCTCCTTCAAATTTACTAACTACCATAATTACACGATACAATCCGCTCCACTGAACTACTGGGGCTGAGGTTGTCCCAGCAAAATTATATAAGCCAGTTCCTTGATTGATGTCAGTCGGAGTTCTAAAATTAACTGACACGTGAACTTCCCCGTTTTGATGGTTTACTGTGCCGTCTTGGTTTAGATTCTGAAATGCTGACGGTTTTGAAGTGTAGTTACCCATTCCGCTTTGCGCAATATAATACGGATCTCCCCAGATCTCCATGTTCAGTTTCATCATATCTACACCGTTAGTGATCGCATCGTGGAATACACGAGCCGCTCGTGTTGCCTGTGTGTCAGCGCCGCCGCCACCCAACCTGTCAGTTGATGTTGACGTTAACGAATAACTTACTGTTGTAGGAGTAACGCCCGACACTGCCGCTACTTTTGATCCATCTGGTTGTGGATCAATTACATTCTTCTTAACTCCGGCAGCACCCTGGTTTGCGCCCAGCTGAACGTCTTGAGACCTTTTTAATCCGTCAGCTGCCATTAGTGTGGAAAAGCTCATATTAAATTCAATATCAAATTTTAAAATTTCTGTATTTTTGCCAGTATACAAATAATTATATTCTTTAACTGCTTGTTTTTTTAAGTTCTTAATCCCAGGCGGTGCGGTGTTAGGTGGGTTTGTAGAAGCAGTGCTCACTTTATAAGGCATTACTCGATATACAAACAAATTAGGTTTTTTACCAGTAGAGTCGTCATTTTCGTCAGTGTCAATTGGATACGTTTGAACATCAATTATCCACCAGTCTCGCATGCCTTCTGGGCTAAGTTTTCCAGCATCTAATGTTTCTGTTGGGAAATTACTACTAATTAATACTTGATTAATAGCATTTACAATATTAGTATCTTGACTAAATCTAAATTCTCCTTCTTTGACATTGCTAGTAGAATTACCGCGAGCCCATACTTTATTTTTAGGATCCCATTGTGTACTTTCGTTACCAAATGACGGGTCTCCTTTTTTGTCAAGGCCAAATCCCATACTAGCTTTACCTAACGCATTACATTCTCCATCAGGTTGTACTAGAGTTTTATTAATTTTACTTTCAGCTATTCCTAATTTTTTAAGTAACTCTCCCTTGCCACCACCTCCACCGCTTGATGAGCTAGTAGTTGCTGAACCTTTTGATTCTGTGTTTGACGAAGACGCTGATGCGGTTGCTGCCGATGCTGTATTAGTTGGAAATAATATAACTACTTCGTCTGGAACTTTTAATAGGCCGTCTGTCTTCATCTGCTGAAGACGTTGATTAATAACTACTTGTAAACTCTTTTCTCCAGTTTGTAACATTTCTTGAACGGTTGCTCCTTTGAATGATACATCGCTTTTAAAGTTTGAGTTCCTTGTGCTAAGGGCAGTAAAGTTATAGGGGATAACTTTACAATCATAAGTTGTTCCAATATGACTAGTACGCATATTCATTGATATAAATTTAAAAGGAATATACCTAGTAGAACTTGGTACTACTGCCATTGATCCGTCTGCTTTATTGCCCCTAAATTCAATTTTTAATAAAAACGGAGCATCTCTATAATTTTTCCATCCATATTGAAACGCTGCAGTTTGAAGAGCAATAGGAAACATTCCCATACTAAACGGTTCAGTTATTGTAAAACTTAATTTTGTAATATTAGTATTTGCGTTTTTTTGAAAACCCATCTGACTATTCAATTGAAGGTTATCGATAAAGAAATCAAATTTGCCGTAGGCAGTGGCAATCCTATTAGATGGATCCGCGTTGGCAGATTTACAAATTAAAGGTATATTTTTTCCTGCCATATAAGTAGAGTCGGGATTAGTAATATCAGCTGTTGTTAACACTCCAATACTTAATACATAATTGTAAGTAGTGTATTGTGATAAAATGTTTGGCAATGGCAATTTTGATCCGCCAAGACTGGATAGAAAAGATCCGCTAGATCCTAATACTCCTGAAATCGCATTAGTTACACTTGACAGGGCAGAAGCCGGACCGGATGTAATTGCGTTAACTACTCCGCTAACAGCAGTTGTAGCTGAAGTTACTGAATCAAGAATTCCCATATTATAAACCTAACACTGTTTTTAAACTACTAGACTTTGGAATATAAATTTTTATGCCAGGTACAAAATCAAATATAGGATCTTGTAAGACATTAAGATTTCGTTGAATAAAAACCCACCACAAGGCGGCTTCGCCGTATAAGTCATACGCAAGTAAATCTGGACGGTGAGTATACTGTGACTCTATTACGTATAAAAAATCATCAGATTCTGCGCTAACCGCTCTAATTGATAAAACATCTAGATAGTTTTCTGTTATTTGTGTAGTCGCCCATGGGCTTAAATTTGTGTACACCGCTGACATATTATACGTATCCTACTGAGTTGTTCATGTATCCACCTTGTACAAATCTATCAAGACTAAAACTACGAGCACTTGCTCTACTATAAGCAGGTTGTAGTGTAATCACTATTGAACTCTTTGTTGGCACGTGTGCCGTTCCTCCGCTAGTAG